GCCACAACCGATATGACGCTCCCATGCGTCGTCAAGGCATACGCGACCGCGCCAATGTCAACCAAGGCCGACTGTTCAAGGACACCCCCGATGCCTGACCGCGACGAACTGGCGAGGGTGATCGCAGATGCGCTTGGCGACGACTTTGACGCAGCTCACCGTGACAAGCCGCACTGGATAGAGACGCGCGGCGAAAGTGGTGGGCGGTTTCGCGATATCACGAGCAGTTCGCGCACCTGGCCGGGCGCGGCATGGCGGCCGCACAGCGCATACAGGAAAGCGCGAGATAGCCGAAACTATCCCGCGCTCCCGTGCACGCCCCTCGGCGATTTGGTTATTCGAAAGTCTTCGCCCCGGCCGCGACACGAGCGCCGCATTCGCCGTACATCTGGATCATCACGGCTTCCCAAGCCGAGCGCGCCGGATCAATCAGCGGCACCGGTGGTAGCGGCAGCGGCGGGCATTTCGCGCGGAGACTCGCCGGCAACGGCTCGGTTGGTTGCTTCGGTAGCGTCTCGCAGGCTGTCAGCGACAGCAGCAGGAACGGCGCACTCAGCGGGAACAGCGATTTCACGATAGGTCTCCCGGATGATCGTTTGCGTGTCGTGGGCTTGGCGGTCGAGCGCGGTCCGCGTGTCCTCAAAGCCCATTGCGGCCGCGTCGGCGACCTTGCGCTGCGCATCGATCGCCGCCCGTGTCAGCGTCACCTGTTCGAGGTCGTCGCTATCGGCTTTCCAGCCGCGCACGGTCCAGCCCGCGCCGAAAGAGGCCGAGAGAGCAAGCGCGCCGCCCGCGAGGTAGACCCACGGCGGGATCACGACAGACCCGAGAGACAGAGGCGGATTTCCTGCTTGCGGCGATTGGCGAGCCCACGCACCTCTTTGCCGCCCGCATAGCGCCAAGCGTAAAAGGCATTGCAGCCGCCGCGCCAGTCGCCCGCGCGGAACTTCTTCGCCGCGGTCGACCGGCAGAAGCCCGCGGTGCCGATGTTGTAGGCGAGGCTCACCGATGCGGCGAGCTGCGCATCGCGGCCCATGAGCTGCGGCACGCATTTGATGACCGGCCGCGCATGATCGGCAATCTGTGCGTAGAGCCGGTCAGTGCATTGGGCATCGGTCTGGCGCTGACCCGGCACGACGCCGCGCGTATCGCCATAGCAGACGGTCCAGACGTTCACGATGTCGCGATAGGGATCGTTTCGCTTGCCCTCCCACTGCGCGATCAGCGGTGTCGCCAGAAGCAGCGCGCCGGCGCCCATGACGCCAATAGCCTTCTTCTTCGAAGCGCTTTCGGCGCCGTCCATCGGCTGGATCCGGTTATTTCGCTGCGGCATCTATCTTCTCCTGCATCTTCGGTTGGCGCACGAGGCGGGCGAGCATCGACAGCGCGAACAGGACGGCGCCGATCGTCGAAAGGATCTGCTCGGGGATGAGGTCGCGTACCGGGGCGGGCATCATGTTCCAGACGGCCAGCAGGCTCACCGGATCGATGGCGATCCAGCCGAGGATCAGGATTCCGAGCGCGTTGAGCCGGACGGACCATGAGCGCCAGAGGATGCGCCAGTGGGGGACGAGTTTCATTTGAACAGTCCTTCCTTGATGGAGGCATAGAGAACGAGCGTCGCGCTCACGAGGACGCCGAAGGCTTTTGACCCCAACAGCGTTGCAAGCACGCCCTTCGCGCCGTCCTGGCGGTCGTTGACCGCTTCCAATGCGTCGACGCGGGCCGAGACGCCCGCAACCACATCGCCGAGCCGCGCCACCTCGGCGGGCAGCGCTTGCGCGAGGAGAACCTTTTCGGTCAGCCCTTCGAGCTTCATCGCCATGTTGTTCTGCGCATGTATCAGTTCACGCATCTGGCCGCGCATTTCGCCCACCGCGAGCGTTAAGGCCCCGATGTCGGAAGGATCGCCCATCACGCTATAATCCAATCGTTGGCGGTCAGGTCGGCCTGCGTTGCGATCCAGCCGGAGAAGGACGAACCGTTTGCGCGACGTCCGTTGATGTGCGGCACCCGCGCGACGGTAGCTGGGTTTTCAAGGTCAAGCGCGGAGAGGTCCACCCCGCCAGTCGGCGCATCGGGGTAGAAGAATGCAGCAGCGCGCCCCGACTGGTTCAGATACAGGAACAGCGGCGAATTTTCGGGGTTCCACCCGGATCGGGTCACTTGCCGACCATCACGCAGGGCGGTCAGCGCCTGCCCCAAGTCCATAGCTTCGGTAGGGTCAGCCATCATTTCCGCTCCGTTGCGATTGCCGGGATCATGCCTGAATGCCCCCGACGCCCTTGACGAGCGCGCTGGCGCCCACGCACTGGAAGGTCACACCACCCGAAACGACGGTATTGCCTATGACGGTCGGCCACGCCGGTTCGGCGCCCGCTGCGCCGGCGACGGCCGTCACCTTGTACGCAAAGCCGTTGTCGGCTGTCGGCAGGATGTAAAAGCCGGGAAAATAGTAATCCGCAGCGGCGGTGAAGGTTTCGCCGTAAATGCCAGCGCGCACCGCGCCGAGAAATTCATATCCGCCCGCGGTCAGGTTCGCCTGTTTGACCTTCATCCCGCGCGGCAGCCATCGCCCATTCTGGCCGTTCGCATCGCGCTGCGTTACCGCATCGAATTGCACCGAGCCGTTGACGGTGACCTGCGGTAGTTCCAACGGGCCATCCCACACGTCGTTTTCCGACGTCCAGCGCACATAGCCGTCGAGGTCGATTGTCGTATTGATGTAACATCCGGTCGACCTGACGCGCAGAATACCGTCGCATTCCACTGGCTGGTTGATCACGCAGCCGATGAGATGGGTTGCGCCCTGATCGTTGTTGCCATCGATTTCGATCATCTTGCCGCCGAGGCCTTCCGACTGGCAAAGCTGGATGATCAGTTGGTCCGGGGCCTGTCCGGCGATCTTGAACATGCGCGATGCAGCATAGAGCAGACCCGCCTGGCATTCGGAAATGCGCAGGATGCCGCAGTTGCGAAGGTCGAAGCATAGACCCTGCATCTGGTAGAATTTTCCGCGTTCGATCAGCGACGTGTCAGCGACATTATTCGCGTCGAGCCGGATGCCGTCGACACAGCTATGGAACGAAAAATCGCGGAAGCTGATATCGTCGCACTGCTCCAGCGGGTTGGCGGCGTTGCTATCGCCCCATTTGACCGCGAGCGCGGCGCCGACCACTATGAACCGCTCGAAATACAGCGCCTGCGTCGATGGATTATTGTCCGACCCGATGCTGATCGCGACGGTGTTAGGCTGCTCGCCGCAAAAGATGCCGACGCCGCTGAGCCGGCTGTCCTGCATCGATCCATACCGGAGCACCGGCCCGCCCGCCGCATTCTCGTTGCGGATCCACGCGCCCTCATAGACATTGGCCTCAAGGTCGTTGTCCCAGCGGTAATGCGTACCGTCGCCCTCGATCGACATGCCGCTGCGCAGCGCGATCGGCGACGCCGTGTCGATCATCGTTTCCATGCGGACGCGCGAGCGCCCGCGCGTCCGCGCCACGTCCATCGCCCGATCGAACGCGGGCTGGTAATCGCCGCCCGTCGACAGCCCGGCGAAATAGTCCTCGACCCACACGTCGCGTTGCAGGCGATTGCGGATGTTCGTCGCTACAGCCCCGATGCCGCCGGGTTGATAGGCATTCAGGACGTCGCCGTTCAGCGACAGGGCTGACGACGTCGGCACGCCCCCCGCAAGCAGCGTCGCGGCGGCGGGCGCGGTCTGATCCTGAACGAATTTACCGATCTCGGTCGCGACCGGGCCGGGATCGTGGCGGTAGATTGTCCCCGTGCCGTCCCCGTTGTCGAGCCAAAAGGTTTCGCCCAGGCCGGTTGCGCCCAATCCATCTGCTGTGTCGTCATACTCGCCCACGCCCGCAGCCGCAGCAGCTGCAGCAGCGGCCGATTGCGCAGCATCGCGATACGACGGCCCCAGAATTACTTCATTCTCGATCAGCACGCGGCGTTTAGCGACCCAGACGCTGTGCCTGTAATAGCCACCGGGCGCGCGATACGAGTAATTGCCGTTTTCGTCAGTCAGCAGCGGCTGAACGATCGGATTGTCGTTTGCGTCGGTGATCGCGGCGGTCGCGCCCTCAGAAGTGTAGACAAAGACCGCGGCGCCCTTCACCGGGCGGCGATTTTCGTCGGTGTAGTTGCCGTTGTACTGTTCCATCAGGGGGCCGTTCCGTAGTTGACCGCTGTTGCCGCGACTTCTCCCGATTCCACCGAGTTGCCGTTCGCGTCGGTGACGGTGCAGGTGAAAGAAGCCGAAAAGGACTCGCCGGGGCCGACCGCAGCCGCGCGGAACGTCGTCGCCTGCGCCGTCGATGCAATGATCGTCCAGTCCTCAGGATTGGCGTCCACGCGCGCCCAAAGATAGGTGTAGGGTGCGAGGCCGCCGACCGGCGTTGCCACGACTTCGGACGTCGTAACGCCGCCCGCGAACTCGCTGACCCGCGCACCATAGCTGTCGGGCGTCACATCGACGGTGAAGGCGCCGCTCCCGCCCTCGCTCGGGCTGAACAGTTCCTTCAAGCCGCTGGCGTCGCGGATATAGACCTCGCCGATTTCGGTCACGCCGCCGCTCTCACGGAAGCTGACCGCGCCGATGGTGGATGTTCCCGCTGCGGTGCGCGCGACGATCACGGCGCCGCCCTCTTGAGCCAGATGTCGCCAGCCAGACTGGTCGGGTCGGCTGCGTCATGGTCGGTCAAGAACACGCGTCCCGACACTAGCGCGCCGTCCGTGTGGTAGAGATGCGGCCCAGCGCTCGACCGTGCGATATTGCCCGTCACCGTGCCGCCGATCAGGGGCAGGCAGTCGGGAATGCCAGTTGCCGCCTTGAGCGCCGCCTGATTGGCGAGGGTCAGCAGCGCGCGGCCATAGGAGGTCGTCGCGAGCGCGGCGATGGCCGTCAGGTCGCCGTCGAGCGGCTGATACTGCTGACCCGTGACCTTGATCGACGGTACGTACCAGATCAGCTCGTCGTCGGCGTCGCGGGTGCGGATCGAATAGTCGTCACCCGCCGCGAACACGAACGCCGGGCTGTCGCCGTTGTGGATGAGCCCGCCGTAGACCCGCAGCGGCTGCTCGGCGGCGTCCGTCAGCTCCTCGTCCCAAAAGACGGCGAGCGGGTTCGTCTCGGGGTCTTGGTTCGCGGTCCCGATATAGACCTTGCCGCCGAACAGCAGGTCGCCGTCTTCGTCGAGGAACAACGGAAAAGGGTTGTTGATGCGCTGGGCCATGTTAGAATGCCCCCATGAAGATGCTATTGCGCGTCATCGCGTTTCCTCTCGCGTACTTTTGCATCCCCAATTTCGTCGTTTTCTTCGGCGGCAGCCCTCAGTGATTGCGGCTGCGCGAAGGCGTCTGCGAGGCGTTGCTGCAAGGTAAGAATGTCGTTGGCGATCAGCGGCTCAGCGCGCGCGACGCCGGAAAGGCGCTCGATGTGCGACACCATGGCAGCCGGATTTGGCTTCTTGGCGAGGCCCGCTAGCCACTTGGCGAAAGTCGGACTCGACAGAAACTTGCCCGCGCCGAGTTGGCCGATAGAGGCCAGCGCCCCTGTTACAATGTCGATTCCGAACGTGCCGGCGGTCGCGAGGGCATTGGTGGCGAGGCCCGTCCGCGAGGTGTTCGCAAAGTCTTGGCTGGCGCCCTTGAGGCCGTCGAAATAGGTGGCGAGGTCGTCCATGGCCTTCCGCTGCTCGCCTTGAAACAGGATGGATTTCGCGCGCTTATCGAGCCCGTTCCACTGCGTCATGAACTCCGAAGGGCTAAACACCTCGCCCCCGGCATCCTGACCACCCTTGCGCGCCATCCCCAAACGGTCGATGACAACGGCGCGGACAGAATTAGCCTCATTCTCCGGGAGAGACCGCATCGCGCGACCGAGCTTCATCCAGTCGCCCGTGTCCTTCCGCGACCAGTTCATAATCTGATTGAAAGCCTGCTCGTCCGACTTGTCGTAATTCTTCCCGAGCAAGCTGGTCAGCACTTCCTCCCGGCGGCGCTCCATTCCGCGTGTGAAATCATTGGCTCGCTCAAAAGCTTTCAACGCCTTCGGGCCTTCAGCGGTCGCGGTCGCCCGCATGTCCTCCGACAGCCCGGCATAGAGTTTCTTGAGGTCTGCCTTCGACATGGTTTGCGAGACAGACGGCTTACCCGCCTGCTCGCCAATGTAGCTGCGGAATTTCTTCATATCCGCCCACGACAAGCCGCCATTTTCTAGCGCGCGCTGGTACGCCTGCATCGTTGGGTCCGCGATCATTTCAGAAAGCGATTGGTTCGACGACAGCCCGGCGTTGATGTCCGCAAGCGCATCGTTCGTATTGCCGGTGACAGCGGGGCGATCCTTGGGAATCGGAATGGCGTCGTGCATCGCCCCGGACCGGTCCTTGGTGGCGCCCGACCATTCCGACGTGCCGCGCTTGATCGCCTGTCCTCCTTGCTGAACGTCGTTCGCAGGCGAAAGCGAGCGAGCGATTTCAGTCTTCTTCGCGGCTGCGGCGTCGATGATCTTTTTGGCGCGCTCGGCGATGGGAATGCCGCCCAGCGTCATCTTGCTGACGGAAGTGGCCATTCGCGACGTCGTGGCGCCGGGAATATCGGCAGCCATATAGTCAAGACCCTGTCTCTCGGCGGCGTCTACGAACTCGCGCTGCCCAGGTTTGGCTATGGCGTTTTTGGCCCGATCAAGGATTGGGGAGGCAAAACGCGAAATTACTGGCGCAGCGGCCTCAAGCCCCTTGCCTGCGGCATACCCCAGGCCAGCGCCTGTCGCTGTTTTGGCGACAGTGTCAGAAAAACCCTCGCCCGCCCCAGCGCCATACGCGCCGCCGACCACCATGGCGTCCCGCGCAAGGTTTGTTTTCGAGACGATGCCGGCGGGCGTCAGGAGGCTGCCGACGAGCCGCGGCGCAATTCCGTGCTCGTCCTCAGCCATCCGAACCGCGGCGCGCTCAATGTCGCGCCCGTCGCGATACCCCTCAGCGAAGGAGCCATCCCCCGTAACGAGGTTCGTGATGCCGCCGCGGAAACCCATGAGTTCGTCGGTCCATGGGAGCATACCGTTTTGCAGCGCGACCGTGCCGCCGATATCGGCGTTGCCGAGCTGCTGCTGGACCTGATCCTCAGCCCACTTACGGCGAGCCTCATCCGCCTGCTCGTAATTGGGCTGAGTGCCAAAAGCCTCCCCCTTGCGGACGGCTTCGAAGAACTGGTCGTCAGCCGCCATCGCCCCGCCCTCGATGCCCATCGACTGGTAAAAGGCAGACAGTTGCTCCGGGCCAAAATTCGGGTTTCCGGCGTTCGCATTCAGGTATGCGTCGAGCGCGCCTTGCTGCTGCGGCGTGAGGCGGTTGGCTTCGATTTGAGATCCGAACGCCCCGGCCCCCGTGTCAATATCGAAAGCCAAGTTGTCGGCCGTGGCGCCGGGGATGGCGGTGCGCTGGCTATCACGCCCCGGCGCGAACTCGCCCAGCCCGTTGGCCTTGTCATACTCCCGAAAGCGTTCGAGGTAGGGCGAGCCGGCGTGCGGGCCGACGACGAGGTACGGATCATAGCCCGACCGGTTGGCAATGTCGGTGTAGAAGCGGCGATTCTGCGTGTAGGCGCGGTTCGCCGTGTTGAGGTTGCTTACCGCCTCTTGCTTCAACTGCTTCCGGTACTCGTCGGGGAACATGCCTTCTGCGTTGAGGTTTTTCCGCAGTTTTTGAAGCTGTTGCTCCATGTAGGGAACACCGCTTTCCAGCAGCGCAGCATCGCCCTCGCGGACCGAGCCCAGCGGGTCGCGCATCTGGACAATCGAGTACATGAGGCGCTGGTCGCCAGCGGGGGTCGCATCGGTGTGCAGCGCAGCGTCAGCCTGCGACACGATGGTGTTGTATTTCTTGACCTCGGGCAGCGCGAGAAATGCGTCACGCATCTTCGCAACGCCATCGCGCTCGTCTTTCGCCGTCTCGCGGCCCTCCTGACGCCCGGATCGATCATTGCCCTCTACGGCGATATCCGTGCGGGTCTGGTCGCGCTGATCGGCTGCGATGCCCGCGGCGTTCGGAATGACAACCGGCCCCGATTGCTGCGGCTGCGCGACAGGATCATCGATCCAAAACTTCTCGGCCATCAGGGTTTCACCCGCCGAGTGCCGTCAGGGGCAATATATTCGGTGCCGCTGGGGAGCTTGGCGTACTGCTGGCGCGTCGAAACCCGCTGCGGACCTTTCGGCCCACCGCCGAGCACGACATGCCAGTGAGGCCCGGTCGCGTGCTTTGACGGGTTCGCCACCTCGTCGCGGGCTTCAAGGATCGTGTAGCCAGCGTCGCGGTAGCGTTGGACGTACTGCTGGAAGGTCATGCCCTCGATGGGCGCGACATCGACCGCGGCGCCGCTGCGATTGTGCCAGCTCTTCGGGTTTTTCTTGCCGAGGCTGCTGTTCGGATCGCGGCGCACCTGCGTGACCTGCACGTCGGGAAACAGCGAGCGGGCGATGCCGCCAGCGTCCGAGACGGGCTTGCCTTTGGGTGCGGCGTCGCCTTTTGCGGGCGCGGTCGAAGGCTGCTGCTCGCCATTCGGTGCGGTCAGGCCTGACGACCGATAGAAGCTCGTCCCGTACTGGTTGGTGACGGGAACCACGGGGTCATATTTGTTCTGCGCGAAGGTGTCGGCTGCAGCCTCGCCATACTTCTGCCGGATGAACTCGTGCTGCTTTTCGAACTCGGTGCCGCCGGGAACCAGCGCGCCATAAGCGGAGGCGAACTTGTCGGGGCCTGCACCGACCGACAAAGCCATATCAACTTGCGCCTGCACCTGCGCAACCGCGTTAGGATCACCCCCTTCCAGCATTTCGAGCAGCGGCTGCTCGTCGGGTTCGAGGCCCGCCTTCTTGTCGGCATCGACACGGGCGCGAAGCACGGCCTTCGCGCGATCAATATTCCCACTGCGGAGATAGGCCCGGACCTCGCCGAGCTGACCCATGTCCCGCCCGCGCTTTTCTTCCGTGGCGGAATCCCAAGCCCGTTTAAGGCCCTCGGAAAACTCGGGATATTTCGCCATAAGCCCGTTGATGCGGCCCGGATCGGGGTTGAGCCCGAGCGCGGCAACGTCCTCCTGAAACGTCGCCTGGCGCTCATGCTTGCGCGCGGCCTCGGTGAGCAGGCGGCCTTCCTGCTGCTGGCGAAGGCCGATGTCCTGCCGCTGTAGGTCTGTGAGCAAGCGGCGCTGCTGTTCGGCGGCGTAATCCGGCACCAGCGTCATGCCAGCGCGCATGATTTCGGCTTCGTTGAAATTGGGCGGCGTGAAGGCCATCAGCCACCCCCGCCGAAGATCGCCTTGATGGCGTCCTCGACCGCGTTGCCCGCGTTCGCCCAGTTCTGAGCGTTGATGCCGCCGCGTAGGGAGATGCCGCGCGCACGGGTTTGACCCATCAGGTTGTAAAGCTGCCCGACATTCTCAGCCTTGTTCGCCCCGAACGCCGACACGGAATCCGTCGCGCCCGAGCCAAGCCCCGCAGCCCCGGCGAGTTGCGCAAGCTGGCGATCCAGTTCCAACGCAAAGCGGTCGGCGCGGTTTTCGGACAGCGCGTCCTGCACGTTGCCGCCGCGCAAACCCCCGGTCGCGCTGGCGTTGGCGAGGATCGCGTCTTCGCTGTTGCGAACGGCCGACAGGAATTGCGGGCTGGTCTGTACCAAGTCCATGAAGGCCTGCTGCTTGTCCTCGCCGTTGAGCCCGATGCCGTCGCCGAGGCGCGACGCGGACGGCGCGAGCAGCGACAGGAGCGGGCCATAATCGGCGCGGGTTAGGTCGAACTGGCGCTGCTGCTCGCCGAGGGCCTTGTTCAGATACTCAAGCTGCGCGGCTTCGGCGTTACGGCTGGCCTTCTTGGCCTTGCCGCCCCCGATTACACTGCCAATGAAGCTGAAGAGGCCGATCTCTACCTCCTATGCCCGGTGACACCAGCGTAGGTTGCGCCACGCTTGATATGCACAGACGCCTCAAACCGCTGACGAAGAAGATTGTCTGAAAGGGTCATTTCTGTTCCCGCGCGCTGATTACGCACGGGGTTTACCCTTGGGCGGAACTTGGTTCATTTTACCGGTTTACGAGACGCGCACCATGAGCTGGGAGCCGTTGCGGTAGACGCCGCCGACCGGGATGCCCCCACCCGCCGCTGCCGTGTCGTCCGCGTGGTTGCCCAGCCCCGACAGTTTCGGCGCGGATAGCGTCTTGTTCGACAAGGTTTCGGCGTTCGCGAGGGTCGCCAGCGTGCCGGACAGGGGCAAGACCAAGGCCGACGTGCCCGCGACCGTCAGGTTGAGCGTGAAACCGCCATTGACCAGCGGGACCGTCTGGCTGGTGCGGATCGTCAGCGTCGAGCCGTCGTCCACGGCGCTGAGGCCCTGCCCGAGCACCAGCCTGCGCTCATTCGTGAAGGCGGCGTTGGCGGCGAGCACGATAACGCTGGCGTCCTGCATCCGCTCGGTCGCCTGCTCGTTGGTCTTGAGCCCATCGGCCGTCGCCACGACAGCCGCGGATTGATCCTCGAACGCTCGCAGGAGCCGAGGCTCGGCGCCGAAATAGCGCTCAAGCAGGTGACGCGGAATCCCCGGCATCAGATGTCCTCGACCAGCTTGGCAATGCCCGCGAGCGCCGTGTCATAGCCCCGGAAGCGCAACACGGCATAGGTCGAGAAGCGGACACGCGGGCGCCACTCCATCTTGACGCGCCGCGCACCCGCACCGCCGAGGCGCAAGGCCATTTCGCTGCCGAACGTCTGCCCCGCATCGCGCGACCAAGACATGAAGATCACCGCCTCGTCGCCATGGGGAATGCGCCCCGGAAGCCCGATCATCTCAATCGACTTGAGCGTGAACGACTGCCCGTCCCCCTCGATCAGCGGCGTGTGGAACTCCCATTCCGCCGGCTCGCCGAAATGCGTCGAGACTTCTTTCGACAGCCGCCCAACGTCCGCGCTCTCGGTATCGTCGCAATACCACTGCCCGTTGAACTCGACCGCATTGCGCAGCCGATAAGCGCGGCCATGCCCCGATGCCGTCCGATACCAAACGCGCTGCTTGAAATAGTTCGAAGCCGTCTCGCAAAACACCCATGTCTCGCCATTGGGCAGGTGCAGGACAAGGCGCCGCTCGTCGCCGTAGCACCGCTGCTCCATTTCGATGGCCGCGGGGTCGGTAATCGATGCCAGCGCGTCGTCCATTGCCCGGCTGCTGACCTTCGTGGCCGTCCCCTGCCCCGCGATGAACACCCCCAGCGCTTCACCCCGCGCAGATCCGACGAAGGCGAAACTCTCCCCGAAGTAGCATTTCGCCGTCGCGGACACACAACCGAACGGGATGATGGCGCCCTCGACCTTGGCGAAGGGAAAGCCCGTCCCGCCCGCGTTCTGCATGACCTCGATGGTGTGGCGGCCCAGCACATAGACCTCACCGCGCACCTTCATCAGACCCGTCACCATGTCGGGGTCTTCCTCGGCGCTACCGTATTTCAGCGCCTCGATGCTGGTGGGGTCGGTCAGTTCGGTGACGATGATCGATGTCCCGTCCGTCGTCATCCAATAGCCGTCGATCCACAGCATATCGCGCACCGGCCCGAGATCGGGGTCGGTAACTTGCGTCAGCGCCGTCGTCGTCCAGTACCAGAGGCTCGAACCCGAGCGGATGCCCAAGCGGTCGAAGCTGTAGTCGAACCCGCAGCGCCCTTCCCCGCCGACATCCCCGAGCACCGTCACCGTATCGCCGACCGACACGAGTTTCGTCCCCATGACGCGGTAATGGACGCCGTTCCAGACGATGCCCCCACGCCCGACGCCCGGCCCCGTAGCATGCGTCACCGCGCCGATCGCTGAGCGGAATTGCCCCATCTTGCCGTCCGGGGTCATGGGTTCGAGGTTGAGCGGGATGGCTTCGACGAACTCAGCGACGCTGTTGCCGAGGATGCCGCCAAGAAGCGGGATGGCCATTATTCTGCCTCGGGGAAGTACGGCCCGGTGTAATCGGTGCGCCGTGCGCCAGCGCCGCGTATCGTGCCGGGCGCGTAGAGCGTGATCGCCGACGACGCAGCCCAGCGCGCCGACGCGCCGAGCGAGGCCTTCGTATAGGCAGCGCGAAAGGCTGCCGATGGCTCTTTCTCGAACGACGCGAACAGGCGCATGGCCAGATGCATCGCCACCGCATGCACGTCAGCCGTCGCAATGCCCGATGGCTCCTCGCCCTTGCCATCGCCGTAGTCGGGCTGGATATAGCCCATCAGCGACCATGGCTCTTCCTGCATAGCGACATTGAGCCGCCGCAGGGCGAGGCTGCGCTCCTCGGGCGTGATCGTCGAATCCGACATGCCCATGTCCTCGAACGCGAGGCTGATCAGGTAGCTTTTGAGCGGGCCGTCACCGGCAAGGGGCAGCGTGCTCATTTCAGTTCGTCGCGGCGAGCCTCAAGCACGGCAATGGCGCCCGCGCGGGTCTTGCCTTCCTTTTCGGCGCTGAGCAGGCGGCGAACCTCGTCAAGGTCGTCCTCGGCCGCGAGATATTCGGCCAGTTCCTTGACGCTGCGATCCAGAGGGCCCTTGGGGGCGGCGCTGGTGAGGTCGTCATATTCCGACCAGCCCGCATCCAGCGCCTCTTCGCGCGCTTCCTCGTCGCGCACGATCAGCACGTCATATTCCACGCCGTCGAGTTTGAGGGCGATTCCCGGCCTGTAGAGCGCGCGGGGGTATTCGAGCATCGGGAGCCTCCATTTCAGCGGTCAGAAGCTGGCCGCTCAAGTGGAGGGAGGGAGCCGAAGCCCCCTCCAACCTTACAGCTTGGTGACCGGCGTGATGTCGTTGGTGTAATCGGGACCGGCGCTCGTTACCTCGTAGGGCGACTTGACGCCGAGACGATCGCACAGGGCTCGGACATAATCCGTGCGGTTCTTGCCCGAGCGTTCCAGTTCGAGAAGGCCGGCGACCTTGTTTTCGGGCAAATCACCGCCCTTTCCGACAGCCTTCTTGAACTCGTCGATGCCGAGATCGATGATATGCGCGTGCTGCATGATCTCGTCCTTGCCGAGATATCGGTTCGGCTCGACCTCGGCATGATCGGTGTTCGCCAAATATTTGGCACTTTCCTTTGCTGCGTCCTTCGCAGCTTCCCGGAGCCCTTCCTTCTGGGCCGCCTTCTTCTCGCTCTCGGTGAGCGACGGAAGTCCGCTGTCCGCGAGAGCATCGGTTTCGGGGGTCTTGTTCGTCATCGTCTTCACTCCTGAATTACGAGGGCGGGGCTTTGCGGCCCCGCCCTATCGTCATGCCTGGTTGAACATCTGGACGCCGGCCATCTCGGGATTGAGAAGCGCGGTGCCGAAGTCGATGTCCCAGCGGGCCTTGACGCTCAGGTCGTTGATGGCCCCCTGCCGGGTGTAGGTGATGCCGATGCCCTGCTCGGTGGTGGCGCGCATGACCTGCCAGCCATCCTCGGGGTCGACGACATAGCTGCCGGGGATGAGAATCAGCGCCTCCTTGCGGAAGAACGGATTCATCGGCGCCGCGGTCGTGTTCAGCCAGGTCAGGGCGGCGTTGTCGGCGGGGGTCGCCGAAACGTTCGCATATTCCTTGCTGCCGATCGAACCCTCCGCCGCGTCGATGATCGCCGGATAGGCGCGGATCGTGTTGGCAGCGGGCCTGTCGATGACGCGGAACGTCTTGAGGACGCCGGTCGATTGCTTGGTGATCAGATGAAGCTCGAACACACCGGCAATGGTGAACGCATCGCCCACCTTGACGTTGGCGTAGGTGCCGCCGTCCACGACCAAATCGGTGTAACGGTTATCCTTGTTCTCCGTCAGCCCCGCCGAGGTCGTCGTCGCAGCCGGGACCGTGCGCTGGTCGGCGCCGTTGATCAGGATCGCGCCGCCGGTCGCCGCCGCAAGGCTCAGTTCCTGATCGTTCTTGAAGACCTCGAACCCGGCGATGTCGTGGCGGATCAAAGCCCGCTCATAGGCATCGCGCGAACGCTTGCTGTCTTCCGAACGGCTCGCGAGATTGGACGCCATGGCGTTCATGGCCGAGGGGCTGTAGAACGCCTTGCGGCCATCCTGCGGGACGCCGATGCGGGTGAAACGGACGTCGAGATCGGCGACGTCGTCATATCCGGTCGGCGCGCCGGCGCGTTTCGAAACCACCGAGCCATAAAGCGCGGCGGTGTTGAAGCATGCCATGTTGACGTCGCTCGCCAGCTTCTGCTTGGCGGCGCGGCCCATTTGATCCATCGCATAGGTGTTGCGGAGGTTCTTCGCCGACAGCGTCTTGGGGATCGCCTTGTGATAACCGATCGACGCCGGGACATTGAGCTGCGTCAGGCCGTCGAAGTTCGACGACTGGTCGAAGCCGTCATAGCTGAAACCGATCATGGGCGCAGGCACCCAGAACTTATCCCCCGCATTGACGGCCTCTTGGGCGGTCAGGGGGTTGTAGAGATCGAAGCCCTTGGAAATGACGAGCAAGTCATCGAAACCCTCGATGACGTTGTCGAACATCACCTGCTCTTGCTTGGTGAAACTGGTAGCCATGTGAAAACACTCCGAAAATGGATGGTTTTCCGCTTGGCTCTCCCGTTACAGCCGGAGGTCGCTGGGTTGCGGACGGGGGCAGTAATAGCCGCCCCCGTCTCGCTCTTCATTTTACCGGTTTACGCCTTGTCGCGCTGCCTCTTGCGGTAGCGAATGAGTGCGGTGCGGTCGCCGGTGCGGTCGGCTTCCTTCTCCAGCCGCGCCTCTTCCTTGTCCGCCCCCTTGGGCATGGCGTTGCCCGTATGCACCCGCTCGGGGTCCGGGGCCTGTTTCTTGCCAACACGCATATTCGCCTCCGTCAGAGCAACGCGGGCGATGAACTTCGCCGGGTTGCGGATATCGACCAGCTCGCGTAGCTTGGCCGGGTTCTTGCCGAGCGCGTAGAGCACAAGGCCGGGGTCCGACGTCACCGACGCGACGATGAACTCCTGCTGCGGCGTGAGCGCGGCGCGGACCTCGGCGACGACATCGGTCGCGTCGGCGTAGCGCAGCTTGGTGATGCTCGCCTCGTACTTGGCGACGTCCTGCCGCGCCTCGTCCTCGCCGTTCGCAGGCTCTGTCCTCGACGTCTCGGCCTGCACGCGGCGCTCGACCCATTCGTCGATGCGGCGGTTGTGCTCTTCCTCGTCATATTCGCATTCTTCCAGCGTCGGTCGCGGGCCTACCTCGACAGGTGCGGGGCGGGCGCGTTCCTCGGCGTCGGCAGCACGGCGCGAAAGGGCGGCAATGGCGCGGTCGCGGTCGCGAATCTGCCCGCGCAGCTTCTTCGGCAGGCTGGCTTCGTCGCCTTCCTCGCCGTCGTCCTCGTCGCCAAAGCTGATATCGTCGTCCTCCTCACCCTCGGCGTCTACCGGGTCGAGGTCGTCGTCGCCATCTTCGGGGGCCTGCTGATCGAGCAGCAATTCGTCGTCTTCGGGGTCCATATTCTCACTCCTATACGCAGCGAAAGGCTCGCTGGGGGCCACCTCAAGGCAGTTGGTTGCCTCGCAGGATTCGGGGAGTGGCGGTCGCGTCGTTCGCGGGCCGCCCGATCTCGGTCAGGATCTTCATGGTGTCGGCGCGGCTCTTGCCTGTGTCGGCCACGGCTTTGTCGGCCAGCGCCATGTCCTTGGTCGCAGCGCCTTCGAGCGCCTTGGCCTGCGCTTCGGCGAGGATCGAGGATGCGTCGGGCTGCCCTGACTGTTCGGCCAGCGCCTTCTGCTCTTCCTCGTTCGGCTCGACCGCGCCCATCTGCACGAGCCGCTTGCGCACCCATGCCTTGAAGTCGGAAAGCCCTTCGCCGTCCTGGTTCATCACCGCGGTGTTGAGCGCGACCTGCGCCAGTTCCATATCCTGCGCGGCGACAGCGGCTTCGGCGGTCGCCAGCATCGATCGCACCGTCTTGTCGCGGCGGGTGGCGGTCGCTTCCTGCACCGCGACCATGACCTTGTATTTCGCCTTGGTGAAGTCGTTGCGGATGCGATGCTCGCCGTCTGCCGTGGCATAGGGCTCGCGCAGGACAGCCGTGCCGTCGTCGCCGTCCTCCGACATGGTTTCGACCTCGCGGCCCTCGTCGCCGTAGATTTCGCAGACCATGCCGAGGTAGATTTCACCCTCGCGCTGCACCGACTGGCGCATGTTGTCGAGGTAGATGCCCGACTTCGCATCGACGCGGGCCGCGGCAATGTCCATCGCTTCGACGCTGGTGTTCGCCTTCACTTCGTCGGCGCCGTCGCGGTCTTCCTCGGTCAGGTCGTTGTTGGCGATCTGGAGAAGAGAGGCTGTGACTTGCGGCACGTCGGGGGGCTTGACGTAGCCGATGGGTCCGCCTTGGTTGAGGATCTGCCCCGTGATCGGATCGATGAGCGGATTGACCAGCGCGTAGGGGTGGCGCTCGATGTGCATGTTCGCCCACAGGTCACCAATCCCGTTCTCCATCTGAGACGGGGCGAAGATGGGAATCTCGCGCGGGCTGAGTGCGTTGATCTCGGCAAGCCGGCTGACGTTGCTGTTGTAGAGCCGCTGCACGTCCATGCGGTCCTGCGTCTCGCCCTTGAACCGCTCCATGCCGTCCACGAAGTCGCGCTTGCCGTAGACGGGCACGATGGGGATGTTAGGCCCGGCGATGTAATCATCGTCGCTGAGCACCTTCGAGCCGGACAGGATGTATTTGTGGACGCGGCGGCGGTTGCGGCGCTGGGTCCGGTGCACCCATCCGCCCTCGATCTTGTCGGCGATGCCCTCGGCGTCGATCTCGTCCGACCAATAGCGCTCTTCCGTGCCGGTGAGCGTCTGGTTGAAGATGTGCAGGAGCGACGACTTCGCCTCGACCTCGTAATATTCCGCGGCGTACCAGACCTCGTGCGAGAACCAGTCCCATTGCGGCTTGCTGATACCCTCGGGCCAGCCCTCGCATTCTTCGTCCCAAGCGTCCTTGTAGGCGTCGGGCGTGTAGGGCAGCAGCACGATAGCCCATTTGGCGTCGGACTTGTCGTAGAGGCGGGACTGCGGGTCGAAATACACGAGCTGGTCGGCATCGGCGATCAACAGGCCGGGATTGATGCGCTGGTCGTCGTTCTCGGGATTGTCCTCGTCGTCGAACACGTTGGCGAGGCGGTAGGCACCGAACCCGCCCCGCACGGCCTCGGCAAAGGCGTTGTCGCGGGCCTGCTGCGCCTTGAAGCGGTAGCTGTCCGCCCGGTGCATCCCGTCCAGCGTGTCGGCTGTTTCCTGATCGGCGGTGGGGCCATCGGGTCGGAAGTCGGGAACGATGCGATTCTGGCGATAGTCGGTTTCGATCTTGTCGATGCGGCGGCCGATCTTCGGCACCTCGACGCGGATGCTCTTCTCGAACTGCTCGCCCCACGGCCCTTCCCATTGCGCGCCGGGGATGCTCACGAAGCGGCGGGCCTCGATGGCCTTGCGCCGCATGTCCTGCTGAGCGACAGCGGCATCGTCGAAGCGGCGGAGGGCGCGCTTGTGCACCTCTTTCAGCTTGTTGCTCTGGGTTTCCGCTGTCTCGGCCACGGCGAGGATTTACCCCGCGTGCCTGTCGCCTGCATTTTACCGGTTTACCGCCCGGCGACCATGCGGGTGGAGGGGATGGATGCGGGGGCTGCCGTTGGCTTCGGGACATCCTTGCGAACCGCCGCGGTTTCGAACGCCTTGTAGCCGTGGCTGAACTGGTCATGCAGCGGCTTGTCCTTCCAGACGCCGAGCTTTTCGTCCCACTCCTTGCGATAGCTGTCGAGGCAGTCGATCAGGCGCTGGCAACGCTCCTCGTTGATCCAGACCATGGGCAGGAACGCACGCGATGCCTCGATGCCGTCCTGCTCACTGGCGATGCGCGGGACAACGCGCACGGGCTTGATGCCGCATTCCTCGGCGTGCTGCTTGGCGCTCTTCGCATCCTTCCCGAGGCGCCTGTGATCGGCGTCGTGCGGCATGTGATGCTCGCTGTAGTTGTACCCCTTGTCGGACAGCACCTTGGCGTAGTGCGCGAAGCCCTCGCCGCTGTTTTCGTAATAGTCGATCAGCCGGCGCTCCATGCCGACATTCTGCCAAAAGCAGATCGTCATCGCGTCACCGACGCCCAAGTCCCACGTCGTGTACACCGGGATGTCGAGGATCGGGATGCGGCAGATGCGGCCCTCGGAGCGAACCTTGGCCATCTGCTTGATGAGATAGGCGCCCTCGACACTGGCCTGAAACGCTTCGTCAGGGTGCGATGGATGCTCCTGCGTCATCTTCTCGCCCTGCTGCTCGGCCTTCTTGACGTACCAGGCTTTCTGCTCAGGACGCAGTTTGACGCCGCGCGATTTCAGCCACGGGTGCCCCTCGATCTTGTCGAAATACTCCTGCCAATCGGACGTGATGAGCACATCCTCGAACATGACGTTGCCATCGTCTTGCCACCACGCGGTGAAGTGGAACTTGAAGTCGAGCGCGGTCAGGGATTTACCCTCGTCTGCGATATTTCGCGCCCGCTTCACCATGTCGTGAAACTCGCCAGCGCGCCCTTCTGCGGTGGACTCGACGGTGATGTTCTGGCCAACCGCCACGGTGTTGAAGGCGCCGGTCTTGACCTCTTCCGCGCGGTCGGGGAACTTCGCGCAGAGCTTGCCATATTCGCTGATGTGCAGCCGCTGGAGCGTCCCTGACCGCAGCGACACGCCAACGCGCACGCTCGATCCGTTGCTGAACCGCAGGCTCTCGGCGCTGTCGTTCTCGGCCGACACGGCCCGCCGGAACACCGCTGGCAGGTTGTCGTAGGCGAACTTGATCTTGTCCTTGAAGAAGGCTTTCGCATCGACGAGGTTATGCGCGATCACGCCAGCGCTGAGGTTTGGGACAAACAGGCAGTCGTCGAGCATGTCGAGCTGGATCACGGTCGTGTAGCCCAACTGACGAGCCTTGAGCACCACGTCCATGCCATGCCGGTCGGCGAGAAACTGCTCTTGGTGCGCGTTCATGCGGAACGGCACCTTTTTGCCCTGCTTGTTCTTGATGTCGTAGAAGCCCCCGCGCAGCCGACTCAGCTTGTCGGGGAACTTCTGCCGGATCGCGTCAAGGAGCGCGACCTCGTCGGCTACCGCTGCCCCAGCCACTCGGCCAAGTCCTTGCTGACGTTGTGCTCAACCTCTGACTTGTCACGCCAGTCCGCGCCTCGGCGGTTCTTGAGCCAGAATATGCCGGCGGTCACGTCGGGTGCAACCTTGGCGCGGAACGGCGCATATACGGGCTCGGCAGCACCGGACGGCATGAAGATTTTCACCTCGTCCTGCTCGTATCCGATAGCCCGCTGGTACAGGCTGCGCTCCACCCGCTCGTCGGCGACATCCTTGCCAGCTTTTAGGGCCTGACAAAATTCGTCCTGATCATGCTTCCACCGATAGACGGACCGCACGTCCACCTCGAAGAAGTCGGCGAGTTCCATATCCGTCGCACCCAGCGCACAGAGCTTGGCGGCCTGCTCTGCAAACTCGGGTTTGTACGATGTCGGACGTCCTGCGGTCATAACCTCACCCCTCTACCAAATCAGGACGCGCCAGTCGCTTTTTCGGATAACGAAGCTTGTCGAGGCGCTGCCATGCCGCCCGCTCGCTGACCCCGATGCTGACGGCATAGTCGGCGACACCGCGGCGCCGGTACTGGAGCCGCAGCAATTCCCGATCCTCATCGCGGGTCCACCGGTGCAGTTGGCGACTGCCCGACTTGCGCTGGTCACGCCGGATCAGCGTTTCGAGAATACCGCTCTCGTCGTCGTGCAGGACACGGAGCCTGCCCAAGCGATCGAGCAGTTCGATCAGGACAGGCTCGACACCGCCGTCAAGCGTCAAGGTCGTCATCGCGTTCACTTGGTCATGCCCTCCTTCATGCTAATCATCGCCTGCCCCGCCATCTCGACCTGGCGATCGAGCGCCCCAAACCTCCGTGTGGGTTTTTCCCCCTGAAAAACCCCCTTTAGGGGGTGCAACTTCCGCAACTTCAACCTCCGCATATATTTCAATGACTTAGCCATACTTGTTCCGCAACTTCCGCACAGACTTCCGCACAATGTTTTCAATGACTTAAGTGTGTTATCCCACTAAACCTCCGCATCAAATTATGGGTCGCAAAACCCTCAAACCCTTCACCTTGGTATTGCTGTTGACCGCCTCGAAAGACACCGCGCCGTTGTAAATCCACTCGTCGATATGCTCCTTCCATGCCCCGGCAGAGCCGCCCAGTTCGCGCGTGAAAATGAGCGGTGCATAGCGTCCGGTGTCGCGTGCCTGAGGCTTGTGGGAGAGCGGCCTGCCCTCGGTCCAGGCATCGATCATGAGGGTCATCGCCTGCCGAACCTGCTCGCGATTGAGGCCTGCCTTGTCGTGTTTTTCGGCCTGCACGACGACGCAACTGGTCACGTCCTTGCCCCGGCGATTGGTGCCGAGCGCTACCCCTTTGAGGGCAAATCCGAACGGGTCTGCGGCCTCCAGATCACGCTGCTTTGCCACCCGCACGTTGGACGATTCCGCGCCCTCGTCGCGGGTGATTTCGATCTCGGTGTCGGTGGCTGCGCGCAGGCTGCTATGGCCTCGCGCACCCTTTGCCTCGTCCTTGCCGCTGTGGTGGACGATGCAGACATGCGCCTTGGTGGCGTCGCGGATGCGGTCGCAATTACCGACGATGGCGGTCATGTCCTCGGGGCTGTTTTCGTTCCCGCCGGCCATTGCGCGGCTGAGGGTATCGACGATGACCATCGCCACGGGCATCCCCGTCTCGGCCTCGACATGCAGGACCAGCTCGATAACCGCCTGCGCGTCTGCGTCCTCGTTGAGCAGGTTCACAGGCTGCGGCATGGCGATGAAAGGCAATTGCTCGATACCGAGCCCATGATGCTGCCGGAAGGCCGCGAGGCGGTTGCGGATGCCCTGTGCGCCCTCCAGCGACAGATAGACGATGGCGCCCTTGTCCACTTGCCTGCCGCGCCATTCCCAGCCCAAGGCGACGTGCAGGGCCAGATCCACGACAAAGAAGGTCTTGCCGCAGTTGGACGGGCCGTAGATCACCGACATCGCCGTGGACGTCAGTAAGCCCTCGACAAAATCATTGGCATCGAGATTGGGCTGCGCTTCGTGAAACCAGAAGAACGGCAGGCGCGGCCCGGTCTTGGTGTCGGGCAACGGCGCACCATCCGCGTCCTCGTAATCCCCAAGCGGGCAGTCTACATAATCGTCCATAAAGTCTGCCCCCGGGTCATCGGGATGCACGGGCGGCGGCGCGCTGTAGGTCTGCGGCTGACTGGCCCGGCGCTCCTGGTACAGCGCACGAAACGCCGACTTGTGATCGCCGCCATGCTCGTAATGAACGAACAGGTCGTAGGCGTCGCCGAAACAGCCCGAGGCACAGCGCGCGCCCAAGCCCGAGGAGGAATCCGACCCCGACAGGCTGATCCAATGGTCGTCGAAAACCCGCGTCGCATAGGTTTCGCCCTGCTGCTTGGGCGAGCGCCAGTCCTGCCCGTCACGCGGGCACTGACGATAGCCGTAAAGCTCGAGCAGGTTGGCGATCGGGTTGTTGCGGTTGAAGTCCTCCATGACCGGCGCATCGTCGCTGCGGGGGCGATTGGCGCGGCGCTGTTCCGCCTCGGCACGGATGCGCTTGCGTTCGCGCTCGTCCTCGTCGCGCTTGCGGGCGATGGCCGCCATGCCGGACGCGAGAAGCCCCGTCAGCGTGAGCCCCGACGCGTTGGTGCCGGTCGTCAGGCGGTGGTAGAAGATGGGCGTGCCGTCGTCGTGGCGCAGCAGTTCGCCGGTCTTGGCGTGATAGTCGGGGATGTTGGGCAGATAGACGGGCTGACCGGCACGGGCGAGCGCGCGGTCCATGGTCACGCCGCCGAGATCCATGAAATTGTAGAAGGCGTTTTGCGCGTCGTCCCAGTCCTCGAACGGCATGGGCTTGTCGAGCGGGATGATGATGCGCCAACGCTTGCTGTTCTCGCGGGCGTGCGCCGTCGAGAAGATGAGCCAGGCCGCCTCGCCCGCGAAGCTGCGAACCAGCGTCTCGATGTTGCGCAGCTCATGATCGCCGCTGTCCACGTCGCCGGTAAGCGCCACGAACGACCCCGACGCCTTCTGCACGGCATGGGTGCGCGCGTCGAAAGCGCTGTAGGTGCTGGGAATGAACGCGAGGCCATCGAGTTTATCGGCGTTCCCCGGCTCGATAGCGAACAGGCTGGCGAGCGTGCGCGTGCCATAGTCGCCTCCATCGGAGATGCGCGTGTCGTGCTGGCCATTGAAGACAACGACCTCGCGCGCGTTCCATGCGGGGGCAAGGCGGCGGATGTTGGAGGGGTCGGTGCTCAAAAAAGTCCCTCCGCAAGCAGCAAATATTCGGGTTTCGGCTGCGGTGCCGGCGAGACGGCAATCCCCGCCCCCGCCGCGATCAACGCCGCCTCCAGCGTCGCCCAGCCCCGATGCACGCCGCAAGGGATGCCGCGTTCGACAAGCTGGTTCATGACCTCAATCTGCGCTGGCGAAGGCTTGCCGCGACCGTCCTTGACCTCGGCGAAATAAACCCCGCCAGCCCATGCGATCATCAAGTCGGGAACGCCGGCCACCGCACCGTTGCGATGAAGCGACGTGCGCTCATAATCGCTGCGCTTGCCTGACTGGGGGATATGGACGCAGAACAGCCCCCGACGCCGCGCCATGGCGACGATAGCGCGCTGCCGGGAATCCTCGCGCGCGGGGTCGCGGTCGGTCGGCGCGATATGGAACCGCGGCGTCAGGGACAGACCCTCGTCGGCTGGGAGATGGTCTAGCGCCAGCATCACCGCGCCACCTGCCGAGCCATCTTGTCGGCAATGAGCGCGCGAACGTCCTGCTCGCTCGCACCATAGCAGCGGCACAGGGACTCCACCCGCGCATCGTCGAACGGCCCGTCGTAGTGGAGAATGCTCGACATGAGTGCGATCCGCTTGCCTGCCGCCGATGCCTTGGGCTTGCTGAAATGGCGGGGGCGGCGGTTCACGACCCGAACAGCCCGGCAATGCGCTCGACCTTCTCGGGCGCGAGATTGTAGAGCGTAGCCACCTGCTCGACCGGCTGACCGGCACGCACCCGCCGCTTGATGTCGGCATTCCGCGCCGCCGTCTCGTCCCAACGATCGTAGCGCGCGGCCGTGCGGGCAAAGAGGAAGTCCCGGTAGCTCATGCGGCGGCCTCCCGAAACATGTCAGGCTGGCGCTCGGCGGCTTCGATACGAGCGCAGGCAGTGGCGAAGTGGCCGGGGTCTTTCTCGATGCCGATGAAGTCGCGGCCAAGCTGCAGGGCTGCGAGCCCCGTCGAGCCGCTGCCCATGAAGGGGTCGCAGACCGTTCCCCGCGTCCATTCGATAACCGCCCGCATCAATTGCACGGGCTTCTCGGTCGGGTGGAAGTCGTTGTTGGTTCGCGGGCAGCGGATTACGTCGGTCGGGCGCTTGCCGGGAAAGTCATGGTCAGGGCCGGGGTAGAACAACGCGACTTCATACTGCCGCCCATGCTCGTGCTGAAGGTCGCCCATCGAGTGATTGTCCTTGACCCATACGACCGTTGATTTGGGCTTCGGAACGGCAGCTAGATTGTCCCAGCGGCAGAATAGGTAAGACGAATGGCGGGGCTGAAGCTCGCATGCCCAGCGCAGCAGCTCGTCGCTGTCGTCGTGCGCAATCTCGCGCCATTGCTCGATGCGATAGTTCGACTGAAAGGCCATTCCATACGGCGGGTCGCAGCAGATGGAGTCGAGGGCGCCCAACGTCGGCAGAATATCCCTGCAGTCGCCAAGGTAAAGCGTCGCCCGCCCGATGGTGACGCACTCCGTCATGCGGTCATCTCCCGCACGCGCGCCAGTTCGTCAGCGTTGATGCTGTCCTTGCCGTCGATGATGGTGGCGATGATGGGGGTTAGGTCGGTCATGCGGCTTGCTCCAGTCGTCCAGAAAGAGCGGCGGCAATGCGTCCGATGATCCACGCGCCGCACGGGACGGCCCAGCTATTGCCGAGCGCCTTGTATCGGGGGCCATCGGCGGCAAGCTTGCCGCGATAGGTGATGTTGGTGAAATCGTCAGGGAAGCCTTGCAGCCGCTCGCACTCGGTCGGGGTGAGGCGGCGCACCTGCCAAGCCTGTTGGATATAATCTCCGCCCTGATTGCCGCCGACCGGGCCGCCCGCCATGACTGGCTGCGCCACATCGACAGCGCGGGCCTTGAAGTCCTTGCCGCTGTTCTGGGGCATGATGGACCAGGCAATCGACGGTATGTGTGCACCAGCAGCCAACGGGTGGCAGGGGTCGCCCGGCTTTGGGTTGGAGAAGTTCGCCGCGCTGGTAATCTGCGTCGTGTCAAATGCCATCGGCTCTACTGGCAGGAAATGTCCTGCAGAAGCGCCCTCAGGTCGTCCGCCAGCGCCGCCGGAAAAGCTGTCACGGCAAATCGAACCTGCGACCAAATTATAGTGCTCGTCGCCCGCAGGCGCCCCGCCCGAACCTTTAGCCCACTTCGATGAAACGGTGGCGGAAACATCTCGACCATCTCCGACCGATTCCGCAATCACTCCCCCGTCGAGGTCGAAGTCGGTGCCGAGTCCGCCACCGCCTTTAGTGCGCGCGCTAATAGTGGGGGCAACGGCTTGCCCCGCTTCTCGGCGCGGCGCAGTATTCCCCGACAGGCTTTTGCGCTCAAAAAGAACCGCTGCGGGATCGGCCCCTTCTCCAAAATCTGCGACAACGAACACACGGCGGCGTCGCTGCGCCACTCCGAACCATTGCGCGTCAAGGGTCGCCCAACAGAGCCTTCCGAGAGGCCCGGAAGCCATACCGACACCGGGCCATTTGCCGTCTGCTGGCGAATGCAGGGCATCATCTGCGCCGAGAATTGCCCCCAGGAAGCAGCCGAATGCGTTGTCTGGGGTGTTGAGCCAGCCGGGGACGTTTTCGACAAGAAGGTTTCGAGGTCCAATTGCATGAGCGATCCTGACGAAACGAAGGGAAAGATTGCCGCGGTCGTCGCTCATCGACTTGCGCAGACCGGCGACCGAGAAGGCTTGGCACGGGGGGCCGCCGACCAGCAGATCAAGCGGTCCGAACGAGCGGGCGCGATCGATGAAGTCGTCCGCCGTGATGTCGCCGAGGTTGACCGAATGCGGGAAGCGCGCGGACAGGACGGCGGACGGAAACGGCTCGACCTCCGCCGACCACAGCCAGTCGAACTGTGGACCGCCTTGTTCTGGCGCGCCGATACCGGAGAAGCAGGAGGCTGCTTTCACGCCGCCTTCAACTGCGCAACCTTGCGGTCGAGCCCTTCCCGTTCGGTCGGCACGATATCAACCCCGCCCGGACTGTCCTTCCGGTGCGCGGCGGCCTTCATGGCGAGATATTCCGACGCCCATTCGGCAATCGCGTCATGGTCGATATCCTCGGGAACGCGCACGATCTGGCGGCCATCGGGGAGCAGCAGCGAAAGCAGGTCGTCGTCGATTACGCCCACCAGCGAGTACAGGCCCGAGATGGACATCACCGCCTCGCCCTTCGCCCATGTCTGCACGGTCGTGTAACCGTGCCCGCTGTCCATCGCGATGGCCTTGAGGGTGCAGCCGCGCTTGCAGGCCTCGCGGAACACCGTCTGCTGCACGCGCTTCTGCCGCGACGTGATATTGGATTCAGGCGACATGATGCGGTTGCCTTTCGTGGCTATTGGGGGCGTCATGGACAGGGACGAACAGGCACGGCACCTCGCGGCGGACACCCGAGCGCGTGACCTCGATGGTCGCGAAGATGTCCCCGACGCGCGGAGCAACGGGGAGGTGGTGCGCGACACGCACCCGCAGCTTCTCGCTCGCGGCGGTCATGCTGCGGCGCTTTGGTGTGGCGTGTATTCCGCCATGAAGGTGCGGACCTTGGCCTCGGTTTCGGGCCACAGCCTGCGGCCTGCACGAAGCTGGCGCACAAGGTGACGATCCTTCATGGCGCCGTCGCCGAACGCGGTGGCGGAGATTTTATCGTTAACCTTCAAAAAGGCTTCGACGTCTTCGAGGATGCTAGCCATGCCAGCCTTATAAGGTGTGAAATTGCACACCGTCAAGGTGTGATCTTTCGCGACTGCACGACCCTGCCGGAATTGTGCCATTTCACACCGATGGCAGAGACCTTCGACATTGAGGCGGTGCGCGCGTCGGTTCAGCGGCATATGGACCGCGTGAACATCAAGCGGAAGCCGCTGGCCAATGCTGCTGGTTTAGGCGAGACGGCAATCCGGGATCTATTCAACCCCGAGCGCAAGTTTGTCCGCGCCGACACGCTGGTGAAGCTGGCGGAATATTTCGAGACCACCGTTGATGATCTAAGCGGTCGCGAGCCCGTGTTCGTTCATGGCAATATCGGCGCTGGCGGCGAGATTCTGTGGATTGAAGAGAACGAGCCCGAGGTCGTCCCTCGCCCCGCCTTCACGCCAGGTCGATTGATGGCGCTTCGCGTATGCGGCGATTCGATGCTGCCGAAATACGACGATGGCGATATCATCTATGTCCGCCGCGATCATGACGGTATTTTGCCCGAGTACATCGACGACTATTGCGCGGTGCATACGGCAGACGGCGGCACCTATCTCAAAATCCTTTCGGTAGGCACCGAGCCTGAGCACTACACGCTGCGCTCACTCAACGCGAAGGATATGGTCAACGTCGAGGTGCTGTGGGCATCGCCAGTCGAAGGTGTGTTGCCGCGACGTGCGCTTGAAAAGTGGAAGACGCGCCAGAGTTAAGGGGAGCGATATGGGCAAAGTCACTGTTCACGCTGGCGATTGGGGCGCGTGCACTGCCACGTTCTCATCCTCAGGCACGTTTGGCTCATTCGCCTTCCCGCACAAGAGCAAGGCGGGCGACATCGGCAAGACCGGCCATGACATCGCGTCAGTCGACAAGGCTACCGAGGAAAGCGCCAAGCGGATCGGCGGAACGGTTGGATGGGGCGCGGTCGGCGCGGCTCTGCTTGGTCCGGTAGGATTGCTGGCGGGCCTGCTGGCCGGCGGGCGCGGCACTGACGTGACCTTCATCGCCCGCTTCAAGGACGGCTCAAAGATACTCGCGACGACCGATGCCAAGACATACACCGCGATCCAAGCGGCCAGTTTTTAGGAGGCGTGCGATGGAGTTCGATTTAGCCGCTCACACTCGCCGCCTGCTTTGGCGAGGGTTCGCCATCGGCGTTGCGATCCAAATGGCTGGGTGCGCCCTGATTGCCTACTTATTGGGAGATGAAGGCGACCGCTGGTTCCTCTTTGTCTTATTGGTCGGCGCGCTGATCGCCGCGAGCATTCTGAATATCCTGTTCGCTTTTGTGGGACGGCTCATCTTGGGGGCCTTCAACAATTCGGACTATTACGAGGCCATGTTTCTGGACGACCTGAAAAAGATGGGCGTCCCTCCCCCACGCGAGTATCATTCGAAGAGCTGGGAATATTTGGCCGACGTCGCCGATGATGAAGAATACCCCGCGGCACAGCGCGTCGCCGCTGCTAGGCTTTATCACGACGCTCAGGCAATGGTCCGGGCACTGCCGCTCACTCAAACACTGCAGTGCCAAAGGGCGCTGAGTGCCGCTGTCGCCCGGTTTGCGGCTGAAAGCCCGTCGCGGAAATAGTTCATGCCCCTTCGTACCGACCTCGAACTAGCAGCGATCACCCTGCCCCTAGATGTCGTGCTGGACCTTGCCGCTGCGGCCAAGGGCAATATCCCCGCCGATACCGCCGCCCTGCTTAAGGTCGAGGTGGCGCACGTCCTTGCCTCGCTTCCGCTGGAGGCCGAGGTATACAGGGCGATCATCAAGGAGGCCTTCGACTAGCGATTTCGACCTCGCATAAAAAAGTGTGAACATACACACCAATTTATATTGACAGGTGTGAAATAGCACACCATAACCATCCTCACAGACGCCGGCCACCCGGCCCGCATGGAGGATGGAAGACATGGCCCGCAAGACGAAGACCGCCGAAGAAGCAGCGCCCGCCCAGGTCGTTTGTTATAAAGGTTTCGACCGCAATCTCCAGTGCCGCGGCTATCAGTATGAGGTCGGAAAGACCTTCAAGCACGACGGCCCGGTCGTTCAGTGCTCCAGCGGTTTTCACGTCTGCCAGAACCCGCTCGACGTTCTCGACTTCTACGACATGTCGGAGGGCAATCGCTTTGCCCGCGTTCTCGTCGGCGGCAAGATCGATCGCAGCGAGGACAAGAAGTGGGCGGCGGCCGAACTCACCATTCAGGCCGAACTCAAGCTGCCGGATTTCATCCGCGCTGGCATCGAATGGGTAGCCGCTGCCTGCACGGTTGACAATGCAACCGAAGTTACGGACGGGGACTACGCGACGAACGCCAGCAGCGGGGACTACGCGAAGAACGCCAGCAGCGGGGACTACGCGAAGAACGCCAGCAGCGGGGACTACGCGAAGAACGCCAGCAGCGGGGACTACGCGAAGAACGCCAGCAGCGGGGACTACGCGACGAACGCCAGCAGCGGGGACTCCGCGACGAACGCCAGCAGCGGGCACTACGCGAAGAACGCCAGCAGCGGGCACTCCGCGAAGAACGCCAGCAGCGGGGACTACGCGACGAACGCCAGCAGCGGGCACTCCGCGACGGACGCCAGCAGCGGGCACTACGCGAAGAACGCCAGCAGCGGGCACTCCGCGAAGAACGCCAGCAGCGGGGACTACGCGACGAACGCCAGCAGCGGGCACTCCGCGAAGAACGCCAGCAGCGGGGACTACGCGACGAACGCCAGCAGCGGGCACTACGCGTGGAATGAAGCCACTGGCGAGCATTCTGTCATTGCGGGCGCCGGTCGCAATACGCGGGCGAAAGGCGCGAAAGGCGTCTGGATTTCCCTTGCCGAATACGCCGATGTTGACGGCACCTATCGCTGCATCGGCTTCGCGAGCGGTCAGGCTGGATATGATGGCGTGCCCACCGACACTTGGCTGATCGCCAAGGGCGGAAAGCTGGTGGCGGCATGACCCGCCCCACCCCCGAACTCGCCAAGGCCTACGCTGCGAACCGTGCGGTCACGCGCATCGACGCAGCCGCCGCCAGCCGCATCGAGGAATTGTCCCTCGCCGCCGCTGCCCTGTTCGGTCTCGCGAACTCGCAAGGCCCGATCCCGCACGACCACCAAGCCATCGTCATGGGCCATCTGGACACGCTGTTCGAGTTCACGCCCGCCGAGAGCACCCAAGCATCGGACATGCTGTTCGAGGCGACACTGAACCACGCGATCCACGAAAGCGACCGCCCGCGCATCCTCGCATGTGCGATGGAGTTGACGCGCATCGCCATGAACTATCGCGGCCACGACTGGCAGGATCGCGAGATATGGGCGGCGGGGTTCGAGCTGTTTGAAGTGGAATCGCTGTGGGAGGCATCGCTTGCCCCGGTTCCTGTCGAGCGCACCGATCCTGTCTATGCGGGAGGTATCGCTTCCATGCGGTATTTCGGGCGATGAGCGGGCCGTCGAACCCGCCGGCGTTTCCTGTCGCAGCCCCGATGAATTTCGAGGGCTTGAACGAAGGCATGACCCTTCGCGACTGGTTCGCTGGTCAGGCTCTCGTTTCGCTCGGCAAGCACGATATCTCCAGCAGTGATTACGTAGCTGAACACGCCTACACCCTCGCCGACGCCATGCTCGCCCACCGGGAGCGCGGGCAATGAGCGCGGACTGGCAGGTGGGGGATCTGGCGCTTCGATGCGCGCCGACCAATCTCGCGCCAATGTTCCCACCGCCGTTCGGGCATTCAATGCCGAAGCAGGGTGGTGTGTACGAAGTCGAAGGGCTGGCTCGCGATGGAGGCGGGTTTTTGGGTCTGATCCTCGTCGGGCATCATTCTGGCCATCCGCGTGCGCCCGCATGGAGGGCTTCATCTTTTGTCAAAATCACCCCCGAACAGGCCGACGCCTTCGACCGCGAAGTGATCGAGGCGATGCGCCCGACCCCCGCCCCCGCCTGCCGCACTAACACATTGGAGAAACGGGTATGACGACAGATCATCCTACCGACGCCTTTGCAGCGTGGGCGACCTTCCGCCGATTGATGCGCGACGACCCCGAGTACGCTTGGGCATGGCACTGCAATATCGCCGTTCCGATCATGGATGCGATTGGCGTTTCCCACGAGCAGGCGAACGTCGCGGCGGCGCATTTGATGTCCTGCCTATTCGAATACGACATCACGACGCACCCGAACTATACCTACGAGAAGGGCGGCGCTCAAAGCTATCACGAAGCGCGGATTGCGGCAGACAAAGACGAAGATGCCGCATTAGTGGAAGTCGAGCGTGATGCTGACGGCAATCCGATGATCTGCACCGGCTACGGCACTGTCGAAACAATCGCGTCGATCAAAGCCCGCAAGAAATCGGCGTTCTCCTGCTGTCCCGAACGCAAGATGGTCCGCGCCCGCGCCACCGGAGCCACCTCGTGACGCGCGCGCTCGACATTGGGGAGGGTGCACGCCGGGCGCGGCACTCTGCCAGTCAGTGCGGTGAGCGCCCGTTCCCTGACGCTGGCCGAGTGCGGGCAATTGCCGACATGGTGGACGTTTATGCCAAAGCTTTCACAATCGGCGGCAAGCAAGGCCGGGAAGGGTGCTTGCTCTCCGCCCTCGCCGACCGCCTCGAAGCCCTTATTGCCGAGGGGGTGGGGCAATGAGCGCGTTGCCGGTAACTCAGGCGCACCGGGATGCGGCTGCGGAAATGCACAGTACGAACGAAGAGAGTTGGTCTCGGCTTTGCGACCAACTCGTCGCTGGCGGTTGGGATTCTCATCCTTACGTCCAAGCCTTCGCCCGTTTCGAGCGCGACATTCTCACCCGCCCCACGCCCCCGACAGGCGAGGTAGAGGCGCTGCGGGAGGCTTTGGCGAAGGCGGCAACCCGCTTTGAGATTTGCGCCGGGATGATCGCTGAAAGCCATAGCGTATCTGGCACTCGCCGCGCCGAGCGCACGATCAAGGCAAAGCAATTCGCCTTGGAAGCCTGCACTGCCCTCAAGGAGACCCAGCCATGACCCACTACACCGACGCGCTCGAATCCTTCAACCGCGCCACGCATGAAGACGCCCTGCGCGAGATGCAGTTTGCGCCCGCCGAGACGATGCAGCCGCTCGATGTTCTGCGTACCATCCCAAAGCGGGAGATAGCCGGCTGGTTCGCTGTGTTCGGAACGCTGGCTGTGGTGGCTGCGGGGATGGCGGTGGTGTTGTGACGGCGCCAGCCCCCAAACTGTCCGATGAGGCATTCCGCGCGTCGGTTGTCGGCGCCAGCGAGGTTGCGGCTCTTTTCGACGCATCGCCCTGGTTGACGCACTTCGAGCTGTGGCACCGCAAGGTCGGCACCATCGCAACGCCCGAGTTCAACGCAGTCATCGACGGCCAGCCCGAGAACGAGCGCGCCTATTTCGGCGTGAAGCTGGAGCCTGCCATCATCGAAGCCGCGTGCGAACGTTGGGGCTATGTCCCGACCGAGACGCCGAAGCGGCTGAACAATGGCAAAGGCCTCGGCGGTCACCCCGACCAGTGCGTCATCTGCCCCGAGCGCGGGCCCGGCATCCTCGAAGTGAAGATGGCCGACTGGCTGGTGCGAAAGGACTGGGGCGACGAACCGCCGCTGCACTACCTGCTCCAGAGCCAGACCTATCAGGGTCTCGCCAAGGTCGCATGGGGCGACGTCATCGTGCTGGTCGGCGGCAACAAGCTGGAGCGCTTCCAGTACGAGTTCCGGCCCAAGGTCTACGCCGACATCGAGGCGCGCGTGTCAGCCTTCTGGGCCAGCGTCGCGGCGAACAAGCCGCCCAAAGCCGACTACAGCAAGGACGGGCGCGCCATCGCCGAGATCTACGGCAACCCGGCGGACACCATGATCGACATGCGGCTCGACAACCGGATGCCCGACCTGCTCGCCGAGTTCCTGCTTGCCCGCGAGGCCGAGGTTTTGGCCGGCGCTCGCGTCGATGCCTGCAAAGCCGAGATCATGGAGAAGCTGGGCGACCACACCGAGGCTCTTGTCGATGGCTACGGCTGCCGAGCGCCGGTCGTGAAAGGCAAGCCCGACACCGAAATCACCGCCGACATGATCGGCCAGACAATCAGGGGCCGCGCTTCCTACCGCCGCCTCACCGTGAAGGTTCGCGACAAATGACCGCACTATTCGGCGACACCCGCTTACCCGCCCGCTTCTGGGGTAAACCCATCCTGAGCCGAATAGCGGTTGTTGGCTGTGGGCGGGCTCAGCAAGCGAAAGGGTTACGGTGAAATCTGGTTCGGCGATCGGACTGAGCGGGCGCACCGGCTGTCCTATGAAATGCTCGTTGCGGACTACCCGACCGAGTGGATCATCTGCCACCGTTGCGACACGCCCGCATGCGTGAACCCAGCCATTTGTTTGCGGGCACCGCTGCAATCAACACCGCCGACATGGTTGCCAAAGGCAGGCACCGGCCAGCGCCGCGTCGCGCGACGAGTTGCAAGCGCGGGCACGAATTAACCCCTGAGAACACCCTGAGCGCTGGCGGCTGCATGGCCTGCAAGCGCCTCAAATACCACGAGCGAAAGGCGAAATAATCATGGCTTCACAATTGGTAGAGCGGCGCGACAATCCGGTCGCCGTGTTCCGGCAGAATCTCGACCAGATGGCCGACCAGCTCAAGATGGCGCTACCCTCGCACATCAGCGTCGAGAAGTTCCAACGGGTCGCGACGACGGCGGTGCAGAACGCCCCGGCCCTACTCGACGGCAGCAAATGCGACCGGCGCTCATTGTTCGGCGCGCTTGTAAAAGCCGCGCAGGATGGCCTGCTGCCGGACGGACGCGAGGGCGCAATCGTCCCTTACCGGGGCAAGGCCCAGTGGCAGCCCATGGTCGCCGGGATCATGAAGAAGGTCCGCAATAGTGGCGAGGTTGCGACTTGGGATGTCGCTGCGGTCTACGAAAAGGACAAGTTCCAGCGCCTCCTCGGCGATGACCAGCGCATCTATCATGAGCCGTTCGAGGAGGGCGACCCCGGCCAAGTCGTCGGCGCCTACTCCATCGTCACGTTCAAGGACGGAACCAAGAGCCGCGATTATATGCCGCGCTGGCGCATCGAAAAGGCGCGCGCGCAGGGCATGGCCCGCGACAGTTTGATGTGGTCGCAATTCTATGACGAAGGCGCGATCAAGACCGTCATCAAGCACCACGGCAAGCGCCTCCCGATGTCCACCGACGTCGAAGCCGCCTTCTCGCGCGACGACACCATGACCAGCCATATCGAAGAAGCTGCGGTGCGCTTGGTCTCTACGCCGCCTGCCGACGCAGAGGTTGAACCCGCGTCCCGGCTCGATGCGCTGGAACACCAGATCGAGGGCCACGACACCATCACCCCCGATTCCCCGCACGCCGAGGAAGGCATGGCCGACGACGACCGCGGCGGGCTGTTCGATGGGGGGCCGGAATAATGGAACGCCAGCGCCGGTCCGACGACGAACTCGCGCCCTCGCGCCAACCTGCTGCCATCTCCGCCTACGAGCGCGGACGCTACCGGCACGACCCGGCTTACCGGCTGAAACGGATCAACCACACGCGCTCACTTCGCGGGATGCCGCTCGTCGCCAGTCTGGACGAGATCAAGCGCCGCCGCGAAGCCTAACCCAAAGGAGAAACAGCATGGCATTATTTGGACTGATGACCGTCGCCGAGCATGAGCGGGTGCGGGTCGCGTTGAAGGCTGCGGCCGCGCGGGATTTGGAGGCGCAGGCGGGCGAGATCGCGCATTTGAAAATGGAACTCGACGTTCTCAAGGCAGGCGCCGAAGAAGAGATTGATGCGATTCAGCGCATCATCGCCGACCTCACCCCCGACGCCCAACTCTGGCGCGACGCCCGCCAATCCCGTGCCGACAAGCGCGAGAACCGCAAGAGCGCGAAGGGGGCGGTGTGATGGATGATGGCATTCGAGAAGTGCACGGCGTTCGCTGCCGAAAGGCCGAATTCTCGACCGAGAAAAACGTCATCGTCCGCGAGACTGACGACGGTCTCATTCGGATGATGGACTCGGGCGCGGTCGATCTGACCGAGTGGCAGGCGCGCTATCTGGCGGCCAAACTCTACCGTCTGGCGCGCCGCATCAAGCGCCGCCGCGAAGCCGAGGAGTGGGCGAAGGCGTCAATTCCATCGTCGCTTGCGGCATAACAGTTTCTCAACGGAGGCCCGCGTCAGTCCAATAAACGGCGGGTGGGATTTATGTGCATCGCTAAAGTCGAAGCATACGAGCATCGTGGCCAGCTTTTCCGCACCGAGCAAGATGCGCTCAAGGCCGCGCTCAAGGACATCGGAACCGCGATCCAGAAGGACTGGAGCCACAGCGTCCACGATGGCCTGTCGGTCCACAGCGAGGCCCTGTTGCGCGTTCTCGGGCGGATGGAGGAGATCGAGGCTGCCAAGCCCCGTGCCGACATGCCCCGCTACGACGACATGCAGGAGGCCGCGTGATGCGCCAGTTCAAGAAGCGGCACGGCGGCGAAGTGGGGAGGGGGTGATGGAACACGACTGGATTTTCGGTCCCCCGCCGCACACCACAAGCCCGCACCAGTTGCTCTATGCGCTTGGCCGCTACGGAGACATCTATGGGCCGATTTCGTTCGAGATGATCGCCCCCGAAGCGTGGTCCGGGAATATGGCCGCAGCATCGCTCGACCTGCGCGCGTTCGCCTTTTGCACGGGCGAATGGCGCGACCATATCGCAATCGATGAAAGGCACGCGCCATGACCCCGCATGACGAGTTGATCGCACGGATCGAGGGGGGACAGATCAAGGCTCTGTCGATCAAGCAGCCGTACCCGCATCACATCTTCCATGATGGCAAGGATGTCGAGAACCGCGATTGGCCGACGAAAGGGCGAGGCTGGTTCATAATTCATGCCGGTGTCAGCAATAGCGAACTGGACATGACCGACGACCGAGATGCTGCCATGCCTCGCGGCGGTGTCGTGGGTATCGCGCGCATCGTCGATTGCGTGACCACGATGGAGAGCCAGTGGTTCTACGGCAAGTTCGGGTTCGTCCTGCGCGATGCAGAGCCATTGCCGCTGATACCGTGCAAGGGCGCGCTCGGCTTCTTTTCGCTGCCGCCCGAGGTCAATCAAGCAATCGCCGCCGCCCTCCGCGCACGCTCTCACATGGGGGCGGTATGACGGCGCCCGCGCGGTTCAAGCAGTCGGACATCAAGCGGGCCGCAGCCGGTGCGCTAGCGGCTGGGCTTGGCATTCGCAAAATCGAGATAGACCGGGACGGTAAAATCGTCATCATCCCCGCGAGCGACAAAAAGCCGGAAGCGGATAACGACGAATGGGCCGACCTCCGTTGAACTCAGACCTGCCTCGATATGCCAGCCGGTTCAGCGATCGGCACGGCAAGGCGCGCATCCGGTTCCGTCGAACGGGGTGGCAGTCGCGCTACGCCGAGCATCTGCCGGGGTCCGCCGAGTTCACGCAGGAATATCACAACTGGCTCGAAAACGCCCAGAATGTCCGCGAGAAAGTGGTCAAGGAGAAGTCTTTCGACGACCTCATCGCGCGCTTCTATCGTTCGTCCAACTGGACGCGAATCAAGCCCACGACGCAGGGGACTTATCGCGGCGAGCTTGAGCGCTTCCGTTCGAAGTACGGCACCCGCAGTTGCGCCACGATGGATGCCCAGAACGTTGACCGGCTCATGGCCGACATGGCCAAGACGCCTTCCGCGGCGAACAACCTCAAGAAACGCCTGTCGCAGTTGTTCGACTTTGCGATCCTGCTCGGCTGGCGAAAGGACAACCCGGCCAAGGCCGTCCGCAGTCTCAAGACGACGAGCAAGGGCTTCAAGACATGGCAGGAAAAGCATATTGCCGCGTTCGAAGCGCGTTGGCCTGTTGGCTCGATGCCGCGCCTCGCCTTCGACCTGGCACTCTACACGGCCCAGCGCCGCAGCGACGTGCGCGTCATGGGGCCGCAGCATGTCAAGGACGGCAAGATAAGCGTCCTGCAACTCAAGACCGACAAGCGCCTCAGGTTGCCGATCCATCCCAAGCTAAAGGCGAGTATGGCTGCGACGGCATCCGGGCACCTCGCCTACATCGTGACCGCTCGCGGCCTGCCCTTTCGAACGAACAACAGTTTCGGCATGTGGTTCATGCGCGCGTGTCGAGAGGCGGGCCTAGAAGGCTATGCGATGCACGGGCTGCGCAAGGCCGCGTCGCGCCGGATGGCTGAGATGGGGCTGTCCAATCAGCTCATCAAATCCATCACTGGGCACAGCAGTGACGCCGAAGTTGCCCGCTACACCCGTGAGGCGGCGCAAGAGCTTATGGCCGACGAAGCGGGGCGCATTATGGCTAACCGCGCAGAGGGGCATTTGTCTAACCACGATGAAAGCGACGTAAATGCTGGATAA